TTATCCACCGTTTATCACCTCCTGTTTTTCCGTGTGGGACAGATTTGGGACGCAATCGCCAAAAATCGAGTCGATTTGCTTCGCGTGCTCGGTCAGGTGATTAGGTGCCAGGTGTGCATACCGTCGAACCATTTCTATTGACTCCCATCCGCCCATTTCCTGAAGAACTGAAATCGGGACGCCAGCCTGAACTAACCAGCTCGCCCAGGTATGCCTCAGGTCATGGAAGCGGAAATCCTCAATGCCAGCACGTTTAAGCGCAGCCCTCCAGGCTGTGTTTGCGTCGTACCGCATCTTCCTCACTGTCGGCGCTTTAGTTCCATCAGGCCGGGTGCAGCTTTCCTTATAGACGAAAACCCACTTGTGGTGATTGCCTATTTGCCTTTTCAGCACACGACATGCAGTATCGTTCAGCGCCACGCCAATGGCCTGATTTGATTTGCTCTGCTCCGGGTGTATCCACGCCACCCGGCGCTGCATGTCTATCTGCTGCCATTCCAGATTGATGATGTTCGACCGCCGTAGTCCCGTCGCCAGCGCAAACTCGACCACGGACTTAAGCGGATCCGGGCATTCATCAATCAGCCTTTTCGCCTCATGAGGCTCCAGCCATCGAATGCGTTTATTCTTCGGCTGCGGCACCTTCACAATGGGCGCTTTGTCCAGCATCTTCCATTCACGCTCGGCGGCACGTAACAACGCTTTGATGAAGGAAAGGTGAGTGGCCTTTGTGGCTGTTGCTGCCGGTCGTGGCACATATGGCGGAACCGGCTTTCCCTTCTTCCTTAATGCCTCTTCCCTGAGCTTCCAGTTTTCCTCGTGCCGGCGGTTGGTCATCTTCTGAATAGCGTTATAGATTCGCGTCTCAGTGATGTCCTTCAACTGCATCCCTGCAAAGTGCTGTAGCCAGAATCCGATCCGGCTCTTGTCATCGTCCAGTGACTTCTTGTGCGCCTTCTCCTCAAGCCACCTGACGCACGCTTCCTCGAATGTCATGTCCGGCGTCTCTCCCAACTTGCTTACTCGCCAGGCTTCGGCTTTCAGCTTGTCATGGAGTTCCGTGGCCTGCCTTTTGTCCTTTGTCCCAAGAGACTGCTTAAATCTTTTGCCGTCCGGCAATGTGAAACTGGCGTACCAGGTTTCACCTCTGCGGAAGAGTGACATATCAATTCCTCTCGTATGCCATCACCCGCGCTCACGGCGACAGTATGCAGCGGAGATTTGAGGGCTGCAATGCAAGCCTGGCGAGTGGTGAGGTATGGGGATTTTGGTTTTGATGGGTCTTTGCGGGTGGCCTGTAGTCTTCCTGACTTTATCCAGTTTGTGGCTGTAGGTCTGGATATGCCGAGCATGGCGCAGGCCTCATCAAGCGTGAGGCTGTATTGTTCCATTCGATTATCTCCAGGCGTAAAAAAGCCGCCTGATGGCGGCTCACTCGATGCGGATGCCAGCGACTTCACCGGCTGCTATTTTGTCGTACAGTTCGTACCATCCGGGCGCAGAAAGTTCGCCATCAATCGTCTTTCTTCCATATTCAAAATCGACAGCACCGCCGGCCTTTGCTAAAGCTGTTACTCCTGCCGCTCGCTTCGTGTCAGCTTCTGGGCGGATAGGGCGGAATTCGTAGCTGTCTCTGTCCAGCGTTACTGCCTCCTTACCAGCCCATCCGAAAGCAACTCCGCAATCGACCCCGACGCAACGGAAGATAAACCATTCGGCATTCGCTGCGTCACGGTACTTTGCCTCATACTCATAACTAACCGGCGGCAATCCCTCACCATCCCATACCGGCTGTTGCAAAGCTGCTTCGTATTGTTCGCGGGTGACATGACCCTCCTCTGACGATCGGATATATAACTCTTTGCCGCTAGTTTTTCCGCTGGCATTGATGCTGTAGCACCAAGCCTGACCGTAACCATTGGTAGAAATTACGTTATACCCTTCCGGCCACCCGCCACACTTCGGCAATTCCTGCACCAGTAAATCAATCAGCTTCATATCTTTGCTCCAATAAAAAACCCGCCGAAGCGGGTCATGGTGTTAACTTAAATTCATCGTCCCACGGCGGGAATGTGCTCATCCGTCCATGCGACATGATGTACTCTGATGCCGCAGCCATAGAGCTTGGCTTCTCGAACTCAAGCATAAACACATCGTCATATGCTTTCCCCAGCCACCATCCGCCGCCGTATTCCCGAGCTCGCTGAATGAGCACCCACCGACCGGGCGTAATGCGGTGATGTATCTCGCCCCTGTAGATAATCAGATAGTCCGAGTCTTTGCTCATGACACACCTCAAAATAACTGTATTTATATACAGTAAATTGAGGTTGGCGGGCTGTCAATTCTTGGCCTTACTGCTTTTCTTTAAGTGTCCACTTAACAGGCTTGCTGGTCTTTTCCTGCCCCTTATCGAAACCTGATTTCGCATCGTTGTAACCACACGGAACGCAAACATAATCTCCAGACCAACCACGCATTGTTGTCTCTTTGGAAATTGCAGTAGAACCACATTTTGGACAAATCATATTAATGAACTCCTCGCTGTTTGAGAGGGTATGATAAACAGTGGGAAGGTCATTTATGCAGCAGAGAATTGAAAAGGTTGTGTAAGAGCCGCTTTGCGCTCTGCTGCGGATTTAGCCATCAACCCTCCTTGCCCGGCGCTGCCGGTAGCGGCATCCAGTGGGTGACGCGTTCGTGATGCACTACCGAGTCGTCTTTTCGACTATTTTTCGAGCGTATTACTGGCGCTCGCATTGTGTAAATGCCTGAAAAATTATCACCACATTTGCAGTACGCTAACACCGAAACGCCATCATCAGGCATCCGCTCGCTGCATGGAATCCAGCCATCAGCCTCCCCAGGTGAACCCTGCGTCATGGCTTCCTGCAGGCGGTCAAGCTTCACGTATTCCCGCGCTGAATATCCTTCTTTAATCCAGTCAGCGGCGACTTTGGCCGAGGTTGTATAGTCGTAACATTCTCCGCACTTGGTCAGAAGCTCGTACAGGTCAGCGACTGGCGTACACTCGAAACCCTCGCTGCCACTCACCGCCTTACCTGCCAGCGATTCGAACTGCTGCGAGGTGGTGTCGGTTTCTGCCTGCTCTGCTTCCATCATTTGCTCATACTCAGCAATCTGTGGGTCATACGGCAGAGAGTCATCAGCCACAACCGGCGCGGGCGGTGCGGCCAAATAGCAATCTTCACACAGACCATCAACCGAATACCCGACGATGCTCGCGCTGCATTTTTTGCAGATCCTACGCATATTCGAGTTAACAACCGCAACCGGATCCGCCCGCTCCCGCAGCGCCGAGAGAGCGATACGCGCCAGCTCCAGTTCGATAGACCACGTGCGCTCTTTGAGAGGCTCAGGGTTATCTGAAAGCATCATATTGGCAAAATCGATGCGCCCATGAGCTGCTGCGATCAGCTGTTCTTTGGTGAATGTCATGAGTTAGTAGCTCCTGAAACCGTTGCAATCTCGAAGGAACTCGACGATGAAGCCCTTCATCTTTTCGGGCTCACTTCCAGACCATCCATCCGGCGGCGTCCACGCTTCAACGAGGGCCGCCATCTTTTTGGCTTTGGCCGGCGTCACATCCAGCGGGTCGTTGGTGTGTTGCTGATTGACCAGCTTCTCCATTCCAGGAATGTCCAGCACCGCAAACCACGTGCCGTTAGCCAGGCCGAGTCCGGGGATTCGCTCGCCCGGACGGCGTTTATCGACCAGTTTTACGCTCACGCTTCACCCCCTGTCTCAAGATTGATGCCCGCGGCGCGAGCCTCGTCCCAGGCTTTCATGTATTCCTGAATTTCTTCCCACGGCTCGCCAGCAGCAGCCAGGCCATCGATAACGCGTTGGCGCTCGTTATGTCGCTCACGAGCCTCCAGCTCAGCGATGCGCTTATGCGCGGCTTCTAGCGCATCTTTCAGCGCTTCATAATCGCTGTAAAAAACAAATTCCCCTTCCGGGTCTTTGTAGGAAATATCCTGACGTCCATAGCCGTCTACAGAATGTCGCGGCGCCGCTTTCAGTTTTGCTGTGTCGATGGTCATGCGGCACCGCCTTGACGCAGAAGGTCAGAAAACTTGAGCGCCTCTCTAGAGCAATAACTTGACGCAGCATCATTCTTGCTCGGATTGCCGATATACGAACGCTGCTGCTTAGAGAACATCTCCACCCCCTGAGCCCGCACTTCGCGCAGGAATGCGTCGGTGGCGGGGGTTTCTTTGAGCACATAACAAACATCATCTGTGCTGCACGGATCGTCTTTCCCGCACACCTTGCAAAAGTGAACTGATTCGCTGTGCGTTTGAATTGCAGACTTCAGCAACGCATTCTCTGTCGCCAGCGCGTCGCACTGCTTCGTCTTTTCGCGCAGCGCCGCGGTGGTAACATCCAGTTGCGTCGCCATCTTGCTCAGCAGCGGCGCGATATCCATCAGCGGTGTATCGCTGTCGAGGCACTTCGCCAGCTCGTGACCAGCTGCGATTAATTCGTCGTTGTTCATTTCTTCGCTCCAAACCAGCGATTCAGATAGCGGTTGTTATTCACAGAGCCGAAGCTGTTGCGCGCCATTAACTCTTCGCGGCTCGGCATCGGCTGAGATTTGACGCGAGCCTGTAGCTCGCTTGGTGTGATAAGCGGGTCATGTGTAATCATGGGGTTTCCTCGCGCCGTCCGTGGCGCACGATTAAACGCGACGCAGGCTGATGTGCTCGCGCTTTGCCATCTGGCGGATAGATTCTTATGAGCGGTTTAACTGGCGGGCGATGACTTTAGGATGGACGGTGCCGGCCAGTGATTTAATGAGGTTTAACTCTTTGGTAGTCCAGTTGCGGCCAAGCGTCTGCTGATTGCCACGGCGTTTTTTGAATGGCTCGCTCATGGCGGCTACCTGATTAACAGCGATGGTTTACCAGTCTTCAGTGTCGCGCCAGGCACATCCTTGCCGCCCTCAAGCAGGTGTTTGATAGCCAGCTTATCCGGCTTAATCACCGTATCGTATTCGACGTATTCAGGTGGGAGCAGGGCGCTGTCGGTTATCTCTACAGAACGGCAAGGCGCGCGGACTGTTACCTGGTGAATGCCCGCGCGGATTGATTTCTTACCGGCAGTTTCTAGTGATGTAGCGATGTATGCGCGTATGCTGGCGACCTTGTTTTCAACACTCACTGCGCGCTCTGTCAGGTTCTTCGCCTCATCCCTGAGGCGCTCCGCATACGTCGATTCGTTTTTGCAGATGGCAAGCAGTTGCTCTATTTTATCGGCCAGTTCACCCTCAATCCCTTCGAGGGTGTCTGCCATGGTTTCCGGGTCGATATCAGCATCCATCAGCCTGGCGTAGTCGCTGGCAACCTCATACAGTTTGCTCATTGGCCGCCTCCAGTTTCACTTTGCATTCTGCGTATACTGCCTGGACGTTTTGCTGCAACTTCATGCCGGATGTCAGCTTGTACGCCTCTGCAAATTTCCGCTTGAGGTCGTCCATAGTTTCGGACTGAGCCATTTCATCGCAAAGGTCACTGGCTTTATCAATGACATCCTGCTGGCGCTTGCGCTCGTCTTCCCTGATTTGCTCTTCTGAGTGGTAGGCCATGACTGGCTCCTGATGCATACCTTCATCATCGTTAAGCAGATGAATAGCGTTATCCAGACGCTGCGCTTTAGGCCAGTATTTGCTGGCGCGCTTAACGATGGTCTTGCGGGCCATCTCTTCCCAGAAGTTTTTCCAGGGCCCATTCTTGGCCTTGCTGGTAGCTTCTACGGCCTTGATTTCCGCCAGGCTCATTTCTTCAGTGAGGTAATCACCATCAGGCGTTTTAACTGTGCAGTAACCGCCGACCACTTCGCCACGGTCGCCGAACGCGTTGTATTTGTGCGTTGGCGCTTTATCCAGTCCGTTGGATTCGTAGGTGTCGTTTGCGCATACCAGCTTGCACTGGCCCCACTTAATTGAGCCGGACGACTGAGCCAGATGAAGCAGGCCCATGTAGCTGATGTCGAGGCATACCATCCCATCTCGGGGCACCAGGTACGCCAGCTTGCTCGCCGGGTTCAGCGTGATGCCGATAGCCGCAACGTTGATGATGGCGTTCTGCGCGCTGGTAGGGTTGTTGATTGCCGTCTTCGCGAGGAAGTCGTTTTTCTGAAAGAGCTGAATGGCAAACTGGCTTTCCTTAGCCCATGTGACCGTCTGGTCGGTCATAGCGCCGCAAAACAGCGGCTCCTGCTGCTTAACGAAACTGACGATATCGAATGACATTACGCTGCCTCCCTGTGTGAATGTCGCGCTTTGAAGATGCCGATTGCATACTCGGCGGTAACGCGCTCGGTCAGCGCATCAATCCACCAACCCTCGGATGCGTCCTGAAACGCGATGCTGTGTCCTTCGAGGTAATTGATGGCGTCAGCGGTATGTTCATCCGCATCCGTGGCCGCCAGAGCCGAGATAAACGGGTTGGCTTTCTTCGCCAGTCGCTCAACTTCATCGCTGATGCGCTCGTTATCCGTTGCGTCCAGCGCGGCGATAATTTGCTCAATTTCTTTAACATCTGTCAGGCTCAGTCTCATTGCTTCTGCTCCTGTGGTTTCGGTTGCTGTTTCATCAAATCTTTCATGAGGCGGGAAAACTGCTCATCCGTCATGTCGCGAGGGTTAATAGTCTTCATTGCGGCCTCCGGTACCATGGCATGCTCACTGCCTGCTTCATCTGCTGATTCGCCTGTAACCACATCCCGGCGTCACCGAGGAAGCGGGCGATGACCGCTTTGCTCTGCGCGGCCATAAGGGCCTGATGGTTTACTGTTTGATTGCCGTACATGTCAGCTCCTTAAGCGTTTTGCAGATACCGCGCATGCGGCGGGTGATGAGGTCGAGTAGCGATTCAGAGCAGCCCACAACAGGCCACCCTGCAAAAGCGAACTGTTGCATGGTGTTATCCTTGGTTAATTGGCATAGCGAAAACGCCTCGAATGAAGCGCTGTTGATATGCAGGCGAAAAAAAGCCCTCCGGAGAGGGCGAACAGACAACAAGGGTTATTTCTCCATTTAACCAGGACAGTTATCTTCTCTCCTGTCTTGGTTATGATGCGGATTGCATCAGATAACCGACTCCATGAATCGGCTATCGGCTGCTAGATTTCTTCAAAGCCCCAATCCATGCGCTCCCATGCAATTTCCTTCATAACCTCATTCTTTCCTTCATCATCCATTTTCTCCCACTCTTCATCGCTAATCCCTAAGTCATCCTCAAGGTCGACAACTTGCTCATATTTCGAATGGATGTTTGCACCGGAATCCAGCCAAACTTTAAATTTACGTCCCATTTAATTCTCCTATTCAGATGTCGGCTATCGGCTGCTATTCAGCTGGCGGGGCAGGGAGTGGCATCCAGTGGGTGACGGTCTTGAGATTCAAACCTAAACCGTCGCCGTCATCCCATGATGGCTCGTTGTTTTTGAACCAATCTCCGAAACACGCTATCTGATAGTTAGGCTCGCAAGATGTGTAATGCCCTTTAAAATCTGCAGCCAAAACGTAATCATCATTTTCCGGCATCCGCTCGCTACATTTAATCCACTCCATTCACTCCTCCTCGCCGATGGCTTTAGCTTGCGAGCATTCATCATCAATGTCGTAAATATCGTGATAGCATTCGTGGCAAAGCTCTTCATTACCATCGCCACTGTAAACGGCAACCGCAGCAACCCCTTTGCCGCATACGTCGCATTCGACTTCCTCATCCATATCTCACCTCAGATAAGTGGCTTGCCCAAAAAGAAAGGCCGACTATGCGGCCTTTAGTTTTTCCAGTTCTCTTTCAATCATTGCGGTGGTTCTTATTGCCCATTTAACGACATATTTCCTATCCTCCATTACAGGAAACATTTCATCAGGCTTAACCATGCATTCAGATTGCAGCTTGCATCCATTGCATCGTTTGAATTGTCCACACCATTGATTCTTATCAATAGTCGTAGTCATACGGATAGTCCTGGTATTGTTCCATAACATCCTGTGGATGTTCATCGAACTCTTCAAATTCTTCTTCCATATATCACCTCAAATTAATGGAATCGATTTGCCGCGCATTTTCTGGTGCGCGTTAATCAAGTGGGTAGGGTGGTTAACCGGCTTTTTGTATGCCGGGTTACGCTTACGTTCGGTTACTTCCGGCTTCTTGTCGCGGAGAGCTACGAGCGAAGTGGCTCGGTCTGCTATGACGCAACCAGAGAGATAATTTTCAGCAATAAAAAACCCGCCGAAGCAGGCTCATCTTTTCTTTCCTAGTGATGGCAATCCACCTGAGTAATCAGGGCCTGAAGACCAGTAAGGCTGACAAAGAATTGAGCTTTTTGTTGCCCTCACTGGTTTCGTAGCGAACGGTACTTTCTCTCTTTTGGCGTCACGGATAATTTTAAGCTCTTTCTCTGATGCTTTAGGGTGGTAATCATTAATATGTTTCCATGCTGCCCTTGCATTAAACTTTTTACCGCACAGAGGACAAAAGCATGTATCTGGAGAGAAATACGCTGGCATACTTACCTCGCTGTGACATTTTTTGAGTTACGGTATCCCGCAGAGTACAACGCAACATTAGGCAGGCAAACAGAGCCCTGGTACTGGCGTGTAATAGTTGTGATCGCCACCACCTCTGCTCTCATAGACACCTTGCGCTTACATTGCAGTTCAACCTTGCTAGGTGTTGGGCGATGCATTACTTCGCTGCTGATGCTGTCAGCGCTTTGCATATGTGCCCGGCGCTCACGACGACGAGCGGCGGATGAACCTTTGAACTCTGTTCTGCGTGACATAGTGACCTCCTGGTGATCTTTGGTGGTGAACGCAGCCGGGCGACTAACTCCGGTCGCGTACTCATTGCCAAGCGCCTCCGCCGAGAAGGTTAGCTTCTGCGTTCACCCCAAAGTTCACTTTGGTCGTTAGGCTTTTCAGCCTCGTAGTCGATTCATTCGACGTTGTAGAAAGAGCGATGCCAATCTGTTCCGTTTGGCTACCAGCGTTCTGCTGATGGACTTAGTATCACCGCCAGTGGTTTTATAGTCAACACCGCAGGAGATAAAAAATCACAAGCGGTGTTGATGTTTATGATTTATAAGATAATTTATTTTTCTGCTCATTTTTAATGCATAAAGATCGGGCGCAATCCCCTGTGATGTGCTGAGAAGGTCGAAAAGTGAGCTTCGGAGGTAATATGGATGACGAAAAGGCGGGTTTAATTCTGAATGCGATAGGACTTGCCGTGGTTGATTTGGTCGCGGCTCAGGTGCCTATAACCAAAGATAACCTTGTGGAAAGGTTGGAGCACAACAGGAGGGTGACCGGGAATGTTATAGGAAAGGGAGCTAACAGGGACGCTGCGGAACTAGTGCGGAAGGGGCAATAAAAAAGCCCGCACGGGCGGGCAGGTAGTGTTGCGATAGTTATTATTATCAGTTTCAGGCTGGATAGTTATCGGCAGAATGGCGGATAGCTTTATGGGTGGGCAATAAAAAACCCGGCGCGGTGGCCGGGTTATGCTTGGATGCGATGCATTATTTTTCTTTGAATAGCATTTATATCAGACATGTCAGGAGCAATATCATTGGCCGCAAACATTAGTCGGCTTGAGTCCTTTTTGGGAAGCTCAGACAGGTTAGAGCATATTGCTATTGAATCGAACTGATCATTATTTGCTGATAAATGCTGCAAAGTAATTGTGGTAAGTCTGGCTTTATCTTTGTTGGCTATACCAAACAGATACAAAGGTCTTTTTGAGTTTGTTTCTATTTTGAAATCAATAACATAGTCTTGACTATTGGGAACATTGGCTTGATAATTTTCAATCAAATTCTCAACTCCTACAATATTTATTACCGCTTCTTTAAGATCATCATAGAAACTAGATTCCGTACGAGTTTTAGTCCACATTCCAATATCATATAGCCTTGTAACGCCTTGCCCAAACCTGAAAAGATTTCGCATCAAGCTTTGTGCATCTGACAACAAATAAATCTCACCATCATCATCATTTAACCCAGATTCTGAAAGCAAAGCTTGGTACAAATTTCCTCTGCTACCAGTGAGGATTTTGTTGAGGTCCATTTCATAACTCAATCGCATCATAGTTGTTCCCATGTCAGTAATTTTCCATCCAGCTGACTCAGGTTTTAAATAGGCAACTATAACGTCCCCATCACGGGCGGTCATAGGTAACGTGACGGCAACCATACCATGACGCTGAGTAACGTACACCGAGCCACATAAGCTAGTGCAAATTTCTCTTTCAATAGCATCAAGGTCAATTGTCATCAAACATATCTCTGGTTGTATCTATGTCAGGTAATGTTAAGCCCATAATTTTGCAATCGTCTACTAAGCATTTTAGTGCGCCATTACAATTGTTGTATCTGTCTGTTTCAACTGCGAAGTGTTCAGGTTTTCTACCGAGATCTATATACCTTTCCGTTGCTCTATGTACATGACACTTGTAGCTTACGTCATCACCTTCAAGGGGGTTTTCATGGGGGTGATCACATCCGTTATATCTTACGAGTGTCACGGGTTCTCGACCAGGTATTTCTAGTCGTAATCCGCATGAAAAATTATCTGGCAATATCGTATTTTGTCTGATGTATAACGTGTACTTTCTTTTTCCATCAGATGACTCAACATCATAGTTTTTTCGTTTAGATTTGCGTTGTTCCACCCATCTCGCGCGCGGGTTGGTTACAACTTTAGCTTCACTTATAAACTCTTCAATCTGTGAATCTGTTAATGAGATATTGTCCATGGCTGATTTATTTTTCTTAAATCAAATCAATAAAATATAGCTTGCTAACACTACCAGCTATACCCCCACCTAACCCACCTTACCTACTCAAAGATATCCTCAGGCCACTGCGCCTTAACTACCTTGCCTATGATGCGGCATGTGTGATCGCAATCGAGAACTCTATACGCAGGGTTTAACGGAACGAGATAACTGACACCTGCATCACGGTCATATTTCTTGAAAGTCACTTCTGAGTCTCCATTGATAGACGCCACGCAGAAGTCACCAGGTTCCACATCCTCAGCCGGGTCTACGAGTATTAGCATGCCTTCCGGAAAACTTGGGCGAACCCCCTGAGGTGCCGTCATTGAATGACCCTTTACCTCAAGCCAAAAAGCGTTTGCGCTTGCTTTCCTTGTGGTTTCGACCCACGCCTTAGCATCTTTTGCAGTATATGTTCCAACCTCAGCAAACCCTCCTGCCTGTACAGAGGTAAACAGAGGGTACTCATACACAGGGTTAACACCTTTTTCAGTGCCTAATGATGCATACATGTCGGCAATATCCGCTGCAAGTGAAGGGCTAAACTCTTCAACACCAACACGAAGCACTTTTGCCAAAGCCGCTGCATTACTGTGATTCAATGCGTTTACACCATTTAACAAAGCCGCAACGGCAGACTGACCAACCCCAATCGCATGCGCCACTGACTCCTGAGACAGGCCCAGTTCATTTTTTTTACTTTCATAAATCGCTTTCAGACGATTTGCGTCTTCTAGCTGCTCTGCGGAGAGAGGCTTCTTTTTAGTATTCATGGTGCAAATTTATCACCGCATGGAATAAATCACTAACACCGCATGTGTTGACTATTTTACCTCTTGCGGTGATAATGAAACTGTTCATAAGGAGGACCGCTATATGCAGCGTTTGAAACTTAAAGATTACGCGGCCCGTTTTGGTCAGACAAAAACAGCTAGTGACCTGGGCGTTTATCAAAGCGCGATATTCAAAGCTATCAATTCAAAAAGAAACATAACTGTGACCGTCCACGATGATGGGTCAGTTTCTGCTGAGGAGCTTAAGCCGTTCCCTGGCAATCGTCGCGATACGCAGGCCGCCTAAGCAGTACCCGCTCTTTTCAAAATGGACATTCGTCCTACGTCGCTGCAAAGCGAGTATTAATTCAAACAAATGGCAATGCATTGGTTTGCATAGCCACGTTTAACTATTCAACAAAGGAAGAATACCGAATGGAACTTACAAGCACACGCAAGAGAGCCAACGCAATTACCAGCAACATTTTCAACCGCATCGCTATTCGCGGTCAGAGAAATATCGCATCGCAGCTGGGCGTTGATGAGTCGCAAATTACCCGTTGGAAATCCAGCATGATCCCGAAGATGTCGATGCTGTTGGCAATTCTGGAGTGGGGAGTTGAAGACGAGGAATTATCGAATCTTGCAAAGCAGGTAGCACTGCTTCTCACAAAAGATAAAGCCCCGATGAGCGGTAACTCATTCGAGGCTTAAGCGCACTGTGTTACGCCAAGTAACAGGAGTAATTATGTCAAAAACACTCAGTCCTGACCAGGACAAATTACACAAAAACATTATTCGTGATCGCTACCTGTCCGGTTTTAAGCAGCCTGGTCGATTCCGGGCTGAGTGGGAACGGGTGAAAAAATTATTCAGAGGTAAAGGTCATGAGTAATCTCGCAACAGTAACTCAGTTAAGGCCTGTAGAGCGGCCTGCGGAGCGTCGCGTGGCAGAAATTGAAGATGGATATACCCGTCTTGCAAATGCCCTGTATGACGAGCTTATCGGCGCAGATTTAACGAAGAACCAGAGCAAGGTTGCTCATGCCATTTGTCGCAAAACATACGGCTTTGGTAAGAAAATGGACCGCATCTCCGACAGCCAATTAGCTCAACTTACCCGGCTGCCAAGACAGAAAGTCAACAAGGCCAAGAATGAGCTGATCGCAATGAAAGTTATCAAGCGTGACGGGCACTTAATCGGTCCGAACAAGGAAATCAGCGAGTGGCAAATCGAAGGGTGTCACTACTCTGGTGATAATGTCACTGCAATGGTGACAAAAGCTGTCACCAAAACGGTGACAGCGCTGTCACCAAAACAGAGTCACACAAAAGAAACTATTACAAAAGAAAATAAAGAAACTACCCCCTTACCCCCTGGAGGGGGAGACGGGCAGGTTTCTAAACCTGAAAAGCGAAAAGCAGAACGCATCGACTACGAATCCTTCCTGAACGCCTACAACACCGAAGTCGGTGACAGACTTCCACATGCTGTTGCGGTCAACGAGAAACGTAAACGCCGCCTGAAGAAAATCATCCCGCAACTGAAAACGCCAAATGTGGACGGTTTCAGAGCGTATGTCAGGGCGTTTGTGCATCAGGCCAAGCCGTTTTACTTCGGAGACAACGACACGGGCTGGACGGCTGATTTTGATTACCTGCTGAGGGAAGACTCGTTAACGGGAGTTCGGGAAGGGAAGTTTGCAGACAGGGGGATTGCATGAGACAGGATATCGAAGCGAGCGTTATCGGTGGCCTGCTGATTGGCGGATTGACGCCGATGGCGAGCGAGGTTCTAGCGACGCTGGAGCCTGAGTCGTTCACCATCCCGCTCTACCAGAAAGCCTTTCGCGTTATCCAGAAGCAAGCCCGTAACCGGAACCTCATCGACATGCTCATGGTGGCGGAAGAGTGCGGCGACGAGCATTTCGGCGACATCATCGAGACTGCAAAGTCATGCCCCAGCGCGGCGAACCTGAAAGGGTATGCTGGCATGGTCGCGGACAACCATCACCGGCGCCTGGTTTTGCAGCTGATGGATGAGATGCGAGGCCCAATCCAGAACGGCACTATCGACGCATCCGGCCAGGCGATGGATGAGCTGGTAAAGCGGCTATCGGCTATCCGCAAGCCACGCGACGAAGTCCGGCCTGTTCATCTGGCAGATGTGATTAACGAGTACGCCGATGTGCTGGAAAAGCGCCAGCGCAACGGGGAAGAGTCGGACACGCTGAAGACCGGGATTTATGAGCTGGATGCGATCACCGGCGGCATGAACGCGCAGGACCTGGTAATTATCGCGGCTCGTCCGGGGTGCGGTAAAACAGAGCTGGCGTTGAAGATTGCCGAAGGCGTTGCAAGTCACGCAATGCCTGGCGGTGAGCGTCGCGGAGTTCTGATTTTCAGCATGGAGATGAGCAACCTCCAGATAGCAGAGCGAAGCATCGCCGGAGCCGGAATGTTGCCGGTAAACGCGCTGCGTAACCCTGCGCGACTCGACGATGAAGGCTGGGCCAGAATTTCTAACGGCATTTCAGCGCTCATTGGTCTGGATGTATGGCTGGTTGATGCATCAAGCCTGACCATCGAGCAGATCCGCTCTATCGCAGAGCGTCACAAGCAGGAGCACCCAAATCTTTCGCTGATTCTTGCCGATTACCTCGGCCTGATTAAGAAGCCAAAGGCAGAGCGTAATGACCTGGCGATCGCACACATATCGGGAAGCCTGAAGGCAATGGCAAAAGACCTGCGAACGCCGGTTATCTGCCTTAGCCAGCTTTCTCGTGATGTGGAAAAACGCCCCAACAAACGACCAAACAACTCTGACCTGCGCGACTCCGGCAGCATCGAACAGGACGCCGACTCAATCATCATGCTCTACCGCGAGGCAGTGTATGACGAGAACAGTCCGGCCGCGCCATTTGCTGAAATCATCGTAACGAAAAACCGTTTTGGCTCACTTGGTACGGTTTACCAGCGGTTCTGCAACGGACACTTTGTTGCATGTGACCAGGATGAAGCCAGACAGATTTGCACAGAATCAAATGCACCTGCTGCGCGTGGCAGACGATATGCACAAGGGGCTGACGTATGACCATCTACATCACTGAGCTGATAGCGGGCCTGCTGGTAATCGCAGGCCTTTTTATTTGGGGGAGGGTAAATCGTGGCTGAGTTAATTTTCTCTGCATTGAGGCTTCTCGGTGCTCTGTGGATGGTGGCGACGTTCATTGTGGTTGCTGGCTGTTTTGTCCGGTTGGTAGGCGAAGGTAAAGACCTGGTGGGTGTGCTTTTCGGTAGCATTCTCCTGTGGGTGATTATCGGTGTTGCGCCTGTCGCTGTAGCAAAAATGGCGTGGCGTTTTGTGAGTTGAGGCGACAATGAAGCAAACAATCTTCCTCCGAACTAAGCAACAACAGCAAGCCGCAATAAATGCCATCCTCTCAACTCCTCTCGATAAAGACAAGCCAGTCACGATCCGCATTACTGACTACAAGCGCAACCTTGACCAGAACGCGAAATTTCACGCGCTCCTGGCGGATATCGCTGCGCAGGTTCAGTGGTGCGGAAAATGGCTGCGTCCGGAGCAATGGAAGGTGCTGCTGATTAGCGGTCACGCCGTGGCGACAAAGCAAGAGGCGGAGGTGGTGCCAGGTCTTGAGGGTGAATACGTAAACATCCGCGAGAGCAGCGCTGAGATGAGCGTAAAGCGCATGTCGAGCCTCATCGATTACACGATAGCGTGGGCGACCGGTCAGGGCGTCAGATTCACTGACAGGAGGTATATGTGACAGACAAATCAAACACGCCAGTTGAGATAAAAGACCTCTGGCAAACTCCGCCGGAAATCTACCGGGCGTTACGGAGCGAGTTCCCGTTTTTCCTTGATGCGGCGGCAAGCCAGAGTAATGCGCTTTGCACCAGGTTCATTGATGAAAGGGAAAACACGCTCGAAGCGAATTGGATCTCGAAAATGCCGATTGGAGTTGGACGGGCTTACGCATGGCTGAACCCGCCATACAGCGCGCCCATGCCTTTCGTTAAGAAGGCCGCACAGGAGAATGCAGATCACAGTGTTGGCTGCGTGATGCTTCTGCCTGCTGATACCTCTGTCCAGTGGTTTAAAGAGGCCATCAAAACAGCGAATGAAGTCAGATTCATTACTGGCGGGCGGCTCTCATTTCTGAACGCAAGCACGGGCAAGCCGGTAAACGGCAACAACAAAGGCTCAGTGCTCATCATCTGGCATCCATGGCCGCGAGCTGGCGAATGTCGGATGACGACTGTCGATCGTGATGAGCTTATGGCGTATGGCAGAAAACGCCTGGAGGCGCTGAAATGCGAAAACGAAAAAGCAGCCTAGTCGCTGTAATGGAAAACTGCTTATTCATCGTTCGACCCCGCCGCAAGAAGAAACCTGAATTACCTCCCTCTCAAATCCCAACATACGCGTATACGGCCCACCTGGCTGATGTCCGGTGGTTGCGTCAACGAGCCAGGAGGAAATATGCTTAATCCCATCCAAACCCAGGCATACGAGCAGCAGAGTATAGCCAGAGCTCTCTGCGCAGGATGCAGCAAGCAACTGGAGCCGGATGAAACCTACGCATGCGGCGAGTGCATCAACGAATGGCTTGTATATCGAGACCCGAATCATTTTGTGGCGGAGGGTAATGATGACGTGGCTTTATGACATTTTATTAAAACTTTCCATGTTTGCGGCAGAAAAGCTCTACAAGGAAAAAGTCGAACAGGTTGATGTTTGGCTGAAGAGCGGGCGACAGGTGTGCCTGATGACAAGGGATAGCGCCGACCAGCTAAAGCGGGTTGCCGAAAACCTCCGAGACGCCTGGACGCCACAGCAAGTTGACGAGCTGAAGGCTGCGATTAAAAAAATCAGAGAGGAGGAAGCTAATGGCTAAATCACCTCGCAGGCGCTGTAAAAACGAAGAGTGTAGGGAATGGTTCCACCCGTCATTCGCTAACCAGTGGTGGTGTGGACCAGAGTGCGGCGCAAAGATAGCGCTGGAGCGACGAAGCAGGGAGCGCGACAAAGCACTCAAAGCAGCAGAGAAGAAGCGACGAAGAGAAGAACAACAGCAGAAAGACAGACTCAAGATTCGAAAGCTCGCCTTAAAGCCCCTCAGCTACTTCCACAAACTCACTCAGCAGGCATTTAACGAATACATCCGCACAAGAGATGCAGGCAGTCCATGCATAAGCTGCGGCAGGCTTACGGGCGCAAAAATGAACGCAGGCCATTTCAGGACGGTCGCAGCTTCTCCGGAAACCCGATACGACGAAACCAACTGTCACATCCAATGCGAGCACTGTAATTCGTACCTGTCGGGGAATATCGGGGAATACCGCCCGAGGCTAATCGAAAAAATAGGTCAGGAAGCCTATGAAAAATTGATTGGCCCGCACGAGAAACAGAAGTGGACGCGTGAGGATTTGCAGGAGCTGGCAAGGCACTACAGACAGAAAACCAAAGCACTGCGCGAGAGCAGGGAGGAGGCCGCATGAGCGAAGTAAACAGAGAGGTCTGCGAAGAATATCTCGATGCCTTGGTGACAGTGGAGTTAGCCGCAAAGCTCGCGCAGAAGGATGGCCGCAAAATCAACGCTGCCATCCGCGCAACGGTGAGTGCCTTGCTGCCACGACTCAGCGATCGGAAGGTGCGCGGAATATTCACCGGCTTGGCGCGTCAGCCATTCCCGGACGGCGCGCTCAAGATGTTAAGGCGTCAACTCGATTCAATGGTGGGAGAGCCAGTATGAGCACAATAACCCATATCTCATCAGCGCAGCAGCGCCAGAAGGACCGCGAGATGCTTGAAGATATCGACAATGCGCTTAAAACCAACGACGAGACACGCAAGCGCCTGGAAGCAATGCGCCGGGAGGTGATCAATCGTCTCGGCCTCAATAAGCCTGATGGGGGAAGCGCAGCATGACGGTACGAGAATTAAACCTGACCAAAGAGCAGCACGACTGGATTAACGGGTGGCTTGAGCTGTGGGGTGCGTGGGTATATTCAGGTCGCCTGGAGAAGCGGATGAGCAGCGTTATCGCTAAGTTCATGGAGAGCGTAGAGCCGGGAAGAATTATGACCAGGCCAATGTGCAATGATGATGATGGAATGTTGATTTCTCAGGTCGTCGATTCCGTCATGTACATTGACAAGAAAGCCTTTGGCATCCTCCTCAGCTACTACGCTCATGGTTCATCTAAACGAGCAATTGCATCCTACTATCACGCGACTGCAAAGCCACGCAAGATGTGTGGACGTGGTGGCGAGGGATGGAGAAAACCTTCACTGGCAACCTGTAGAAACGAAATTGACGACATCCTGAAAGCGTCATTATTTGTTTTATACCAGCCAATGCAAAATGCTTTCAAAATGCGTAAACGTGTTGAGAAAGTTAAGCATGTTGCTGTTAAAAGCCTTGACATGCAATTATCCATTTAGCCATAATTAGAAGGTAAGCTGCCGTTAGTGACTCTTAAGTTGCAACGGTGGCTTTTTTATTGGCGAAATCTGGTAATGTCATTAGGCAGGCGGCAATCCGCATTCCCCGAATAGCGCAGATGCGAAAGGTTGATGTGGAATTGTGACGACGCTCGTCAGTGCTCTTTCCAGTTTTCGTCACGTTAGCGACTTTGCGGGCTTTTTAGAAACTGACCACAAAGATAAATGCAAACGATGAGCAATTCCTGGCAGTAGCCTAACGGCCAAACACCAGTGAGGTCTTCCGATTCCTCATCAACTAATTCGGCGCACTGGCCCGGTGTGATTAATAATGGGCGCACAACAGGTAAGGGCATTGGGCGACGTCGGAGATCGCCATTATTGGTAGAGGGTTCGAATCCCTACCCAGTGCTCTTTCCGTTGTGGTGAATGAGCTAGATGGTGAGGTAAAGGCTCACCATGGCGACGAATGCGGGCCGGAGTTCAGCACCGGCCACCACAATCAAATAACTCCAAATATTTAAGGCTCGCTTATCGCGGGCCTTTTTCGTATTAGGCCACAGGCAATCAATCACAGATGAACCCTCGCATCCTTTGCCTTGTTGGCCTTTCCTAACTACACCACAGCACTTCCTATCGGAGGTGTGAGAAATGCTACGTATGAATACCAACAACGGATTCTGGTCGTATTTCTGGTCAGGTCTAACGGGATTCTTCGCCATGTTGACTCTTCAGGATGTTCTGTTTGCCCTGGGATTTGTCATAACGGCGATTTTCACCTGGCTGACATATCGCTCAAACGACCGAAAGAACAAAGCGGCGATTGAGGAAGACCGTAAGCGAACGGACATCCTCAAAGCCGCGTATGCCCGTGGTGATGTAACGAACATTTCCGAGGGTGCCAAAATCGTCAAAGACATCGACCAGGAACTATCGCCATAGGTGGAACCATGCAGATACCAGCGAAACTACGTACTGCACTGGTTGCAGCTGCGGCGGGAGGGGCGTCATTTATCGCGGGCGTCCTGATACAGGACCAGGAAGGCGTTAAGTACAAGCCTTACCTCGACCCTGTTGGTATTCCTACTGTGTGTGCAGGCATTACCGGCCCTGATGTGAAGATGGGCAAGGTCTACACAAAGCAGGAATGCGATGACCTTCTGAATAAGCATATGCAACCGGTTATCAAAGCCGTGGATTCTTCAGTAAAGGTTCCGCTGTCCACTTACCAGCGCGCCGCGCTCTACTCATTCACCTATAACGTAGGGGTAAGCGCTTTCCGCTCATCAACGTTGCTTAAAAAGCTCAACAACGGCGACAGAAAAGGAGCCTGCGACGAACTGCGAAAATGGACGTGGGCGGGTGGTAAGCAGTGGAAGGGATTGCAAACTCGCAGGGATATTGAGCGGGAGCTATGCAGGGCGGATAAAGCCAATGACATTTAACTGGAAGCTCATCCTCTTCGCCATAATGACTCTGCTACTGGCAATCGTCATCGTCATCGCCAGTCATTACCGGTCAGCGCTCACAAACACAGAGGCATCTTTAACCAAAGTTAATCGTGAATTAAATCTGGCTAAAGACACTATCACAGACATGCAGACTCGCCAGCGCGATGTCGCAGCGCTCGATGCCAAATACACACAGGAGCTTGCAGATGCTCAGGCGACTATCGATCAGCTGCATGATGACGTTGCTTCTGGCAAGCGTCGGTTGCAGCTCCACGCGACCTGTACGAAGCAATCCGCCTCCGGCACCGCCAGCCTGGATGATGCAGCCAGCCCCGGACTTACTGACTCCGCTGAACGGGATTATTTCACCCTCAGGGAGCGGATCGAGACCGTGACCAGGCAGTTGAGCGGATTGCAGGCGTATGTTCGGGAGCAGTGTTTGAGATAA